TACAGGTTCACAAGGTATTCAAGGTGATATAGGTTATACAGGTTCACAAGGTACAGCACAAGACTTAGATTTCCAAGCTGATACTGGTGGTGCTCTTAATATTGATTTCGATAGTGAAACACTAACCTTTACAGGTGGTACTGGTATTGATACAAGTGGTTCTGGTAATACAGTTACCTTTGCGATTGATAGTACAGTAACTACAAACTCTGGTATTCAAACACTTACAAATAAAACACTTACTAGTCCAAACATAAACGAAGCAGTTGCGTTGACGGCTACTGCTACGGAACTTAACTATTTGGATGGTGTTACTGGTATTACACTAGGCTCTGCTAACGAATTACTTGTTGTTGGTGGAGATGGTTCTAGTATTGTAAGCGATAGCACTTTAGCAGTTGATACTAGCAATAATAGATTAGGTATCAACCAATCCTCACCTGATGTAACATTACATATGACAGGCGAAGGTGCTCAAACAGCACAAATTCGTATGGAACAGTACAATGATAGTGCTGATGCTCCAGATTTAAGAACAAGAAGATATAGAGGTACAATTGCCTCGCCAAGTGCCGTATCATCAGGTGATTATCTATATAGAAGTAACCACGAATATTGGAATGGTTCAGCACTTATTGTCGGTGGTACTTTTGCTTTTGATAACACTAACAATGCCAATAGAACACAGTTTGCTGTTTCAGTTACCACAGACGGTACATCAGCAGATGCCAACACACCAAGTAAAACACAATTTAAGATTGATGGTAATGATAGTGGTGCTATTACATTCAACAACGCATACAAGTTCCCGACTGCAGATGGTAGCGCTAATCAAGTATTAAAAACAGACGGTTCTGGTAATTTAAGTTTTGCTAATCTTAGTTATTCACTAAATAGTAATTTAACAGGTGATGGATCTACAACCACATTTACAATAAATAGTGGAAGAACAGAAAATGACTTATTAGTATCTATAAATGGAGTATTATTTCAACCAACGGAAGATTATACTGTAAGTGGATCATCATTAACATTTGTAGTTGCACCAACATCAGGTGATGAAATAAGAATTAGGTATTTACCAATATAGGAATAAAACATGGCAACACCATCAAGTAGAGAGTCTTTAAAACAATACGCTTTAAGAGCACTGGGAAAGCCAGTCATAGAAATTAACGCTGATGACGACCAATTAGAAGATAGAATTGATGAAGCGTTACAATATTTCGCACAATACCACTATGACGGAATAAGAAGAACATACTTAAAGTATCAATACACACAGGCTGACTACGATAGAATAAACGCTGATACTTCTGAATCAGTCACTAAAAATTCTGTAACAACTAATTGGAAAGAGGGTAACGCATTTATAGTAGTGCCTGAAAGTGTTGTTTCAGTTATTAACATATTTCCATACTCCAATAAAGGTAATCTAAACTTATTTGATGTAAGATACCAATTAAGATTAAATGACCTTTACGATTTTTCTTCAACATCAATTATTAACTATGATGTTGTGTTAAGACATTTAGATTTTTTAGACCACATACTCGTTGGTGAAAAACCATTAAGATTTAATCAACACGACAATAGACTTTACATAGACCAAGATTGGAAAAATGATTTACAAGTTGGTGAATATATGGTTATTGAATGTTATAGAAAATTAGATCCTGAAACTTACACTGATGTTTATAATGACATCTACTTAAAAAGATATGTTACTGCTTTGTTTAAAAAACAATGGGGCGCAAACTTATCAAAATTCAATGGAGTAACAATGATTGGTAATGTAACTTTAAATGGACAACAGTTATACCAAGAAGCGTTACAAGATATAGAAAAACTCGAACAAGAAATTAGAAGTTCATACGAATTAAACCCTGCAATGATGATTGGATAATGTCATGGCTATTAATCACTATTTTCAAAGCGGCAATGGTATTGGAAACGACAATGAAAAAAAGTTACACGAAGACCTTATCATTGAAGGATTAAAAATCTACGGACATAACTGTTATTATCTTCCAAGAACAATAGTAAATAGAGATTTGATTTTAGGAGAAGATACACTTTCTAAATTTGATGATAGTTATTTGATAGAAATGTATATGGAAACTACAGAGGGTTTTGCTGGTGAACAAGAAATAATCAATAAATTTGGATTAGAGATTAGAGAAGATACAACTTTTATGGTGTCTAAAAGAAGTTGGGATTTACAAGTTGGTAATGTTCATAATTTGATTAGAGATGGAAGACCAAATGAAGGTGATTTAATCTTTATGCCTTTAATGAATAGTTTTTTTGAAATACAGTTTGTTGAAGATCAAGAGCCATTTTTTCAATTAGGAAATTTACCTGTATATAAATTAAAAGTAACTAGATGGGAATATTCTTCTGAAAGATTGAATACTGGAATATCTGCAATAGATGGAACAGAAGATCAATATTCGATTGATCAATTACAACATCAAATTACGTTAGAAGATGAAACAGGATCGTTATTATTAGAAGATGAAAATGTTGATGGAGAATCTAATTACTTAATATTAGAAAGTTTTGAGGTTCAAAAACAACAAACTGAATCGCAAAATATAGATTTAGACCAAGAAGCAGGTTTTGATACATTATCAGCAAGTGATGATATAGTTGATTTCACTGAAAGAAATCCTTTTGGAGAATTAGATGATGGAGAATATTAATGTTTGGTAGATACTATTACAATCAAAGTATGAGAAAAATGACCATCGCATTTGGTCAATTATTTAATAATATTCAAATCAAAAGAAAAGATAGTGAAGGAGATACTGTACAATCTATAAAAGTTCCTCTTGCATATGCACCCAAAGAAAAATTTTTAGTAAGATTGGATCAACAACCTGACTTAAATAATAGACAAGTTTCAATAACACTTCCAAAAATGAGTTTTGAAATTACAGGTATATCATATGATGGTAGCAGAAAATTGACAAGAATGCAAAAGTATAAAACAGTTAAAACCAATTCAGAGGGTGAGAAAATGAATTTTAATTACACTCCTGTTCCTTATAATTTAAATTACAATTTAAACGTTTATACATCATCTGCTGAAAGTGGTTTACAAATCGTAGAACAAATATTACCTTATTTTCAACCTGATTATACTGTTACTGTAAATGCTATTCCAGAATTAGATATAAAAAGAGATATTCCAATTATTTTAAATAGTGTAAATTATGAAGATAGTTATAGTGGAGATTTTACAACTCGTAGAGCTGTAATTTATACTTTAGGCTTTACTGCAAAAACATATTTATTTGGTCCAACAAATACTCAAAAAGTTGTTAAAAAAACACAAACAGATTTATATTCTGACTTACCTGAATCAGCAAGGGAAGAAAGAATTACAGTTGAACCAGATCCATTGTCAGCAAATGCTAATGATGATTTTGGATTTACAACAGTTATAGATTTTTTTGAAGATAGTAAAAAATATAGTCCTAGCAATGATACTGATGAAGATTTATAAAAATGACAAAACTAGAAGATAAAGTAAACGAAATTTTAGGTATTGATAAACCAGAACCTAAAAAAGAAATTATCAAACAAGAGTTTAAACCCGCAGTTCCTCGTAGAGATGACGATAGTAAAGCTGATGTAGATAACGACTACAAATACAGCAGAGAAAACTATTATAATTTAATTGAACGAGGACAAGAAGCGATTGAAGGTATACTGGATATTGCGAGAGAAGGTCAACACCCAAGAGCATACGAAGTCGCTGGTCAGTTGATAGGACAAGTTGCGGGTACAGTAGATAAGTTACAAGACTTACAAAAGAAACTTAAAGACTTAAAAGAATTACCTAAAACAGCAAATAATAATATTAAGAATGCTCTCTTTGTAGGCTCTACAGCTGAATTACAGAAGATGTTGAAGAAAGATGAAAATACTAAAGTCAAAGACATCACACCCGAAAAAACAGATACTAAAGATAAGTGATTTAACGTATAACACTTATTACGAAAAATACAATCCAAAGTTAACTGATGGTGTAGAAGATATAAAAGATATGATGAATAATCCTATACAAGTTTTCAAACATACTTTAAATAAATCACCACGTTTTGGTGCTGGAGGTAAACACTATAAAGAAAAACTATATAGTGTAGAGAAAGGTAATCAAAGAGTTACACAAGCGAAAAGACTTGGATATACTCATATAGAGGCAATCGTAAATGAGCACTAACGAAGCATATCTCGGAAATCCCAATCTTAAAAAAGTAAACACACCTGTTGAGTTTACAAAAGAACAGATTGAAGAATACCAAAAGTGTAGTAATGATCCATTATACTTTATGGAAAACTATGTTCGTATTGTATCACTTGATGAAGGTCTAGTACCATTTAAGATGTATGACTTTCAAAAAAAGATTGTACAAACCATACACGATAACAGATTTACAATTTGTAAACTTCCAAGACAATCAGGTAAATCAACAACAACGATTTCATATCTTTTACATTACGCTTTGTTTAATCCAAATTCAAACATCGCAATACTAGCGAACAAAAGTTCTACGGCGAGAGATATATTAGGGAGACTACAACTCGCTTATGAAAACTTACCCAAATGGTTACAACAAGGTATCATCAATTGGAACAAAGGTAATATAGAGTTAGAAAACAAATCAACGATTGTGGCAGCGGCGACTTCAAGTTCCGCTATTCGAGGAGGTTCATTTAACATTATATTCCTTGACGAGT